ACAATAGCATTAAAGTTTCCAACATTAGTTAAGTTTGTAGATATTACAGCTTCATTAGAAGAATAGTTCCCATTTTTATCTATTGCTTTAATTAAATATGAACCAATCCTAGCTGGAACTGTAATTGATGTTGCTGGTCTTGCAACCTTTTCAACTAAAGAAACTGAATCTGCCCAATCAGCACCAGTGGTTAATGGAGAATATCTAATAGTGTAATGTGCTAAGTCTAAATCTGGTATTTGTGTCCAAGATAAATGAGCATCACTTCCAATAATGTTACAAGTAAAATCTGTAACATCAGCAGGTGGCAATAGTCCACCAATAATAGTTCTTGATGCAGAAGTATATGTAGAAGATACTCCTAATGTGTTAAATGCTTTTACTCTAACATTATAAACATCTCCATCTATCACGTTTAATATTCTTTGAGTTAATCCTTTTCCTTGACCATGAATAATATAATCAGTTTCATCTGATCGTTTATATTCAACTTGATAGTAGTCCACAAAACTATCTGGTGATGCACCAATGGTTACATCTAAAGCAGTAATAACAACTCCGTCTGAGTATTCAATTAATTGATCGTCTAATGTAACTGAAGCAGGTGCAGATACAGAAAATGGATTTGGTAAATCAGTATCAGGAATAGTTGGTGCTTCGCCTTTTTCTTCCCAAGTATAAAAGTTATCTTGGTGTTCTTCTAAACCAAGATTAACTGTGCTATCAGCATTAATAGATAATGACATAACTCTAAATGGTTTTGCATTAAAACCTGCTGTGTCATAAGTTGCTGTTACTATATCTCCAATAGCTAAATTAAGTGCTTCTGAAGTTACTGTTACTTCTGCTTTTAAACAATTTCTTGATCTCTTTAATATGTTCTCGCAAATTTCTTCAGCTTGATAAGGTGATGTAACATGAAGCATATCAAAACTTCTTTCAAGAACTGTATTATTGTCAGCAGATAACATTGTTGCGTATTGATCTTCTACTGCTAATGCAGAATCATCATAAGGTGGATATGAAACTGTGTCTGATTGATAGTCTTTATCAGGGTTTGTAAATGTTCCTATAACTCTATTATATTTCTCAGATTTGTTTTCTCCTTGTAATTTAACTTCACTTACAACATTATCTTTAGTTAATAATAGTTGTGATGAACCAGTACCTTCAATAATAACTTTGTATTTTCCTTGTGTGTAATTAAAGATTGCTCTCATTGGTACAAGCAATTCTCTTACATTTTCAATTAATCTTTTTTCACTATCTATAACTGCGTTTGTTTCAAATAAATTAATATCTGATACTGCACCTGAATAAGGTGTTACTTGAGTATCGCAAGTATTTGCAGAAGTTTTAAATGAATCATAATTAGTTTCAAATGCAGAATTAGGTAAACCTTTTCCATATCTGTTATTTCTTAAATAATCTAAAAGAACTAAAGCTGAGTTATTTGAATAAGCCCAAGTAGAAGCAGTATCTTGTCTATGAGAACCAGAACCACCTTTAGTTGAGTCTAGTCTTGGGTCATAAATCTTTTTACCTTTTAATGTAACTCTAACTTCAGGAACTCCACTAAAAGCATCTTGATTCCACTTAAATCTTAAAGCTAAATAAGCAAGACCAGATAATTTATGATTAGAAGTCCAGTTAGCTTGTTCTTGTAATAATGAAGATGCTGATTGATTGTCTAATCCATAAAATGCTTGTACTGATATTAAACTACCATCTTTGTAAAAATTTCCATCAGTGCTATTTACTTCTCTTAAAGTTCCATCTGTTAATGCACCATTCCAAACTACTAATTTATCATCTACATAAATCTCATCTATTGATTCTATTCCTGCACCACCACCTTCGCAAAGAACTCCAGCGATATAAAGATATTGATTATCAGAACCAGAACTCTCAACATAAACTCTTGTTAATCCAACTTGTCTTTTTCCATAAAGTGTTGGTATTGGATTGTTGTTTGCATCTTTATTTACTAAGATACCTTTAATTTCATCACTAGATGATTGTCTAGGAGATTTTGGTTTTGGTGCAATTAAATAACTTATTGCTGTAGTTATTATGGTTGTTATAATTGCTGTTACGACTGCTTCTGGCATTATGCGTGAAATCCTCTTTTATATTTTTCTGATGTTCTGTAAATATGATTATCTTCTGACATTCTAATCCATTTAACACATTCATTAATTTGTAATTTTGGTTTAAAATATTCTTTAACCCAACTCATTATTTCTCTAGTATGACTCTTTGCAACAAAAGACATAACCCAAATATTCTTACCACAATTCCATTCATTATCTTTTAATCTTCCACTAACTTTGTATCTTTGTTGAACTATATCATTCATGTAAGCCCAACTCGTAAATCCAACATCTTCATTTCCAACTCTATGAATTTGGTATTGATCTAGATTAAGTGGTGGAACAATCATTCCTACAATCTGTTCATAAGTATATTTATCATATCTTGGCATTTGTCTAAATAAATGCACTGCTCTATATAAATCAGTCATTAAGCTACTCCCCATTTAATCTTCTGTGATGTTTTAGATGCAAATTCCATACCTTCATCTGATGGAAAGTATAATTTTTGAGAATTAACAGCAGTTCTTCTTCCTGATACTTTTTCAAAGTCTGCCCAGTGTGATGCTATAATAATATTAACTGATGATGTAGTTGCATTTTCTTCTAATGAGAAGTTTGCTATTCTTCCTTCAAATAATAAAAATGGGTCAGCTATTAAAGCACCACTATCATCTAAGAAACCTCTATAAAGATTTGCTTGTTTATTCATGTAGTCATTGTTTAACAAAAGACTAATGATTGTTGTATCTGCACCTGAAAATTTTAATGTTAAATTATTTACTGATACATCAGCAGTTTCTTGTACTTCTGAACTTCCCAAGAATAATGATGATGATATATATGTGTTTCCGTTAAATGTAAGATTAGCAAAATGATCTGTGTAATATGTTCCAGCACCAATACCTAAGTAAATAAGTTCTACTGGATTTAATTTATTTGTAGCTAGTTCTGCTATAACCGAAGCACTTAATGATCTAGTCATTACAATATCTCTATAAGATCAACTTCGTATTGGAAATAATTTTCTGTGCTTATATTAAATTCTTGAATATCTCCAGTTAGTCCAACAGTAAAATCTACATTAGAATAAATTAGTATAGTATTATCAGACACAGCAGTTCTTAATGGTGGTTCAAATGTTAATGTTCCTGCACCAGAACCATTTGAATTAACATCAGCTACAACCATATAAACTTTGTTTTGACCAGTAAATCTAAAATAATCTCCAGCTTTAAATACTCCTGTTGTGTTATTTGCCATACCATCTATTGAGCAAGATGTTGCACCAGCACTTACTGAACCATTTACAGATATAACTCCTGAAGCAACTCCTAATGGTGAAGATATTGTTGGTGGAGAATATGTAAAAGATTCCATTTGTGATCTTTGTTTTAATATGAAAGCATTAATAGGTGCAAATTCTGCTCTAGTCATAATTGGAAATCTAAGTCTTAATCTAAACTTTTGACCATCTATTTGTCTTGCTTGTCGTCTGCCAGAAGCAGTAGTTGTAACAATAGTATTTTGATTAGATGATATTGCTACACCACTTGGTGCTGGACTTGATGGGAATGTGCCACTCATACTATATTAGATTTTCCTTTCGCATTAGCACCTTGATTAACTAAGTTAATTATAGTTGCTCTATTATCAATTAATAATTCTTTAATACCTCTAACATCATTTGCTTGAATATTAAATGTAATATTTGTTCCACCACCTAAATCGTGATTAGGAATCATAGTTCCGTTTGTAGATGGAATAAATAATTCTCTACCACGTTCTCCAACCATATAAGGATTACCAGCAGATAAAGCACCACCTTCAGCTTCCATAACTGGATTATATAAATTAGGTGCATCTAATGGTACACTTCCACCACCAGCTATTGCGTTAAAACCTATTCTAGCTATTGTTCCTAAAAATCCACCACCACCACCACTAATAGATGATTGTATTACTTTTTGTTGTGTAATAAGTTTTTCAATAGCTAATTGTGTAAGAAGTTTAGCTATTAAAGATATTTGAGATTTTAAAATATCTATTAGAATTGATTGTCCAACTGCTTTTAATGTTCCTTGTAATGATTTGCCTAGTACAATAGCTTCTGCTAAACCTTGTGAAAAATTTTCAATTCCTTTAACTAATCCACCAGCTATTTTATCTGCAATAGATGTTGTGTCGGCAGATAGTATTTTAAATTTAGATAAAATATTTTCTAGTGTTGTATTTGTTTTTGCATCAATTACAGGTGCTGTTATTTCTCCAATAGTTCCTTTTCCTACTACTGTATTTTCTGTTGTAACTTTAGCAACTCTATCTTTGCCAAAGATATTTTTATACATCAGATCAGTTGCTTTTTTAATATCGTCTATTTCTTGTTTAATTGTATATTTAAGTGCTTTAGCAACTTCTGTTCCAAATTTGAAAGCACCATCTGTAGCATCTAAAAAGAAACTACTTAATTTACCAATACCAACAAATACAGGTTCTAAAGCATCTACAAATTCTCCTAATGATTTAGTTGCTTGTGATAAAGATTTAGAAAAACCATTTTCTCCAATTATGTTTAAAGCTATTTGAACTTCTTTATATAATCTAGACATAGAAACAGATAAATCATCTGCTCTAGATGCTGTTGCACCAAAATATGTTTTTGCTAATCCTTTTTGTAAAGCATCTAATATTTGTCTAGAACCTTCTGCTGATTCACCAAATTTATTAATATCTTCTCTTGCTAAACCAATTTGTTCTTTTAAAATTCTAAATACTGGAATACCTTTAGATGCTAATTGATTTAATGATTGTAAACCAATTCCACCTTCTACACCTTTTGCAAATAATCTTGTTAAATCATTTAATGTATCTAATTGGTCAGTAGTAGCTGATGCTGTATCTGTAAATGTTTGTAATAATTCTTCCGTTGGATTTATTCCAGCAGAATATAAAGTTATAAATGTATTAGCTAAATCATTAACACTAAATGTAGATTTCTTTGCATATTGAGTTAAGAAGTTTAAAGCATTTGCACCACTCTTTGCCGAACCAGTTACGAATCCTAATGTTGATCTTAAATCTTGAAAGTTTTTAGAAACATCATAAACAGCTTTTACAGTAGTTGCACCTATAACAGTTGCTATCGTAGTTGCTAATAAAGAAAAACTAGATGCTACTTTAGTGGTTGTAGTTCCTACATTTTGTAATTGATTTTTTACTTCTTTAAGTGCTTTTGTAGCATTATCTATTGCATCAATTCTTATTTTTAACTGCTGATCTGCCATTATAAAGTTTCTCTCGTTCTGCCTTCACTTTAAAGTAAGCTATCCAATAATAAAATTCATCTTGTGTTAAAAGACAAATTTCTTCCATACTTTTGTTTAATTCCTGACCAAGAGAAAGTATAGAAAATAACTCCGTATCAGATCTTACTTTTTTTCAGCTTCCTCGTAAGAAACACCAGATAAAATTTCTGTAGCTACTCTAGCTATAACATTTGCATCAGCATTATTCAATAATACTTGTTTGTCATCTAGCTTAAATATTTTATTGCCTTCAGAATCTTTTGCTTTAAGAAAAATAACATCTACTAATACTCCTAAATCATCATTCTTAGCACCTTTAAATAGGTTTCTTTTTTCAGCTAATGTTATTGGTGAGCAATATATTATTAAAGGTTTGCCTTCCTCGCCCCACTCAGCTACCTCAATCTTTTTTATTCCTAAAGATTCAAATTGTGCCTTCACTCTATCTATTACGTTCATATCTTCCTTTTCTAATTAATAATTAATTATGCAGTTCCTAAAGTTAAACTACCTGTTCCAGTAAATGTTACTTCAGCTTCTACCATGCCATCAAAAGATGCAGATATATTGCTACCAGTAATAATTGCATCACCATAGTAATATTTATCGCCAGATGAAGCACCTTCAGGGTAAACTTTAATTGCTACAGATGTTCCTAAAACTAAAAGTAATTGACCAGCATCAGTTTCATCAAAAAATAATGAAGCTGAACCAGACCAAGCTTTTAAACCAGCTTTGTAAGTTCTAACTGCATCTCCCATTGAAGTATCTTCAATAGTATCAGCAGATTG